CGAAATTCGGTCCGCAAGGAGGCTTGCGTCCCTTCAAAGATCGTGAAGAGGATTTTGAAGCATATTACACTACGCCTAAAAATACTGGTCATGACCAGAAACTTGGCTTAGTTCAGCATATAGATTGGGAAGATGAAGGAATCTTTGACCAAGCCGAACAAATTATGTTCGACACGCCTGATGTTGTGGAAGGTAAACGAATAGAGTTCACCATGAATAAGAGGCCCCTATCACCCAGAACTGTTATCGAGCGTGACACCTGGGACGACAAGCTAAATACCAATTCTGGCTGTCGTGATTATGCCCGTCGATCAGAACCAAGTGTTATCGATAATGCAATCAACGCCGTAACCAGTGGACTTTGGAGAACATTGCCAATGATTCTGGGATCACGCTCTCAACGTGGTGCCGAAAGATTCATCTTTATGGCTGCTTATGCTCTCAATATTGTCGAGAAAGCGTTTCTCTATCCTCTAATGGACAGAATCCGAAGAGTAGGACATCCATTTTTCAGTGCTTGGGAAGGTTTCTTTCAAGTTGAACTAGGTTTCAAAGAAACTAACTTTTTCAGTGAGGACCATACGTATATCCGACAAGACTTTACTAAGATGGACAAACATGTCAACTTTAAGCAAATGGCTATTGTCTATCGTCTTTGTAGTACTTTCTTTCAACCTAAGTATTCAAAGGAGTTCGAAGATCTACTTATTCATATTTTGAATATACCTGTCTTAATAAGTCTCGATAAATTGGTAACCGGCACGCACGGTATGCCTTCAGGTTCGGGAATGACAAATTTTGCTGAATCACTAATTACACTTTATTTAATATTGAAATACCGAGCTGCAGGAATTGATGTTGTAGCTTTTCAAGGCCTAGGAGATGACTCTGTCTTCGCAATCCGACGAAATGGTATGAGTGATGAAGAGATACTGGCTGTAATGCAATCTATTTCTTCCGAGATTGGACAAGAAATAAACCCTGAGAAACAAGGAATAGATGAGCACACGACAATTTATCTACAACGATTCTTTGATGATCGAATTCCAAATCAAGGAATGGTTCTAGGGATGTATCCCAGTATACTAGCTTTAAATACTGCGATCTTTCCAGAGAGATTTCACGATCCTCGAAAATGGAGTAAAGAGATGGAAATACTTCGATGGATTATGATCTTAGAAAACTGTAAGAATCTACCTTACTTTAGAAAGCTAATCCAATTCTTTATTGAAGGAGACAAGTACAAACTGGGTCTTGTTCTCCCTGATTTCTTTGTAACGTTACCAAAATTATACAAAGATTCTAAGTCTATTAAAGGTTTTGTTCCGAGCTACAATCAAGAGAGCTTAGATCGAGGAATATACGACTTTGACACAGTCAAAATCCTCTTAGAAATAGCGAGCTTGCGCTAAAAGGCTGGGTAAGTCCTGAT